ACTCAGCGTATCTGTCAAGCCTTTCAAAGGTCGCGCAATTACTACTGTTGAGCTTATTGATCGTTCAAGCCCTGTTTTCTTTGATGAGCTTGTACGTCAAATGGAGTTTGCTTATGCAAAAGAAACTGATGGCTTTGTCCAACAGGGTCTTGCATCAGGTGGCGTTCTAAACGCAACTGCAACAACTGAAGACAAAGACGGATTGCTTACCTTTATCTCAACAGCAGCAGCAGCAATCTATAAGGGAACACTAGGCTTTGCACGTAATCTTGTAGTATCCCCAGAACAATGGGCAAAGATTATGTCTTACAATGATGGTGGCCGCCCAATTTATATTGCAGCTAACCCACAGAATGCTGGTGGAGCAATTTCACCAGATTCAGTACGTGGAACAGTTGCAGGTCTAAGCCTTTATGTAGACCGCTTAAACACCGGAACTGGCAGTACTGGTCTAGGTGATTATTCAATGGTTGCAATCAATCCAGATGCGTATCAATGGTTTGAATCACCACGCTTCCAGCTACGCACTAACGTAAACAGCGATGGAACAATTGACTTGCTGTACTACGGATATGGTGCATTAGCTACCAAGGTTGGCGCTGGTGCAAACTGGTTCAACAAGTCCTGATCTAACTAACTAGATCGTAGAGTTACCCCGGCGCACAGCCCTTGCGCCGGGGCTAACATTAGAAAGGAAAGACAATGCCTGCAACATACGTAACTGAAGCGGAACTTCGTTCTGCCCTTGGCATTGGTGCTTTATACAGCTCAGCAGTAGTGGAAGAATGCTGCCAAGCAGCAGAAAATGTTGTAAAAAGCAAATTGTGGTTTAATACAGCTTCGGTAGTTGCAACAGAATTAACCGACAATGTAGCAACACTTTACACAAACGTACCACATCAATTTAGCATTGGGCAGACAGTTACAGTTACGCATAGCGGTGCAACATTTAACGGCTCGCACACTATAACTGATACAAAACAATACAAAATCAGTTATGCGTTAGTCGCAGCGAATCAAATAAAATTTGAAGTGCAGCCTGTAGGCACAATAACAGCACCCAACACTTATCATAATTATGCGGCATTACCTGAAGTCAATTTAGCATCTTTGATGATTGCGGTTGACATTTGGCAGGCTCGCCAAGCTTCAAATGCTGGTGGCATCTCACCAGACTTTCAACCTTCGCCGTATCGCATGGGCAATACTTTAATGGCACGTGTTCGCGGTTTACTTGCGGATCACTTAGCGCCGGGCGGTCAAGTAGGATAATGTCAGCAATCTCTACCCTACGAGGAACAATCGCAACCGCGCTAACTGATGATACGGCGTGGCAGGTGTTTTCCTTCCCACCTGCCACACCGCTTGCTAATAGCATCGTGGTGCAATGTGGTGATCCATACATTGAACCAAGCAACGACCATTACAAAACCATTAAGCCTAAGGTTAACTTTAAACTAATAGTATTAGCACCTATGTTTGATAACCAAGGCAACCTTATTAACATTGAAGATTATTACCTGAATATAGTAAACAAGCTGGAAGCATCATCAATTGCATATTCAATTGGAACTTTCAGCGCACCGGCGGTCTTAACCGGAACAGCAGGCGATCTGCTATCCGGGGAAGTATCAATCAGCGTACTATCCGATTGGAGCTAAAACATGGCTGATATAGACAAAGAACGCGAGGCTTTTCTTGCCAAAATCGGCCAGGTTGAGCCAAGCGAAAAAGCACCAAAACCAACAACTAAGAAAGATGAGGAATAAGCTAACATGGCTGTATTTTTAAATAATACTGTTGGCCTGAAGATTAACGCTGTTGATCTAAGCGACCACGTAACTTCGGTTACTCTCAACTATGCTGCTGATGAACTTGAAATCACAGCTATGGGAGATACTGCACATAAGTTTGTCAAGGGTTTAGAATCAGGCTCACTAACTGTTTCATTCCTAAATGACACAGCAACATCAAACGTACTACAGACACTCAATGCTGCATTCGGCACAACTGTGGCTGTAAAGATGGTACAGCAGAAAGTTCCAGCCGTAGCTGCAACTAATCCGCTTTACACATTTGATATTCTAGTCAACAACCTAACACCTATCAACGGCGCGGTTGGCGACATGGCAACACAGGATATTACTTTTACGCTAAACTCTGCAGTTACAAAAGCCGACACCGGCACGTTCTAATTAAGTAAAGGGGCAAAAATGGCAAGTCTTAAAGTTGTAAGGGCAGATGGCACGGAAAGTATCCATGAGATAACACCTGCTGTTGAATATGCTTTTGAGCAATATGCTAAGAAAGGCTTTTACAAGGCTTTCAGAGAAGATCAAAAGCAGAGCGATATTTATTGGCTTGCTTGGGAGTGTCTGCGTAGAGCAGATGCGCCAGACGTTTTTCCATTTGGGGATAAGTTTCTAGGAACTTTGAAGGCTGTTGAAGTTCTTGGTGATGATTCCCCAAATGGCTAACGCGTGATTCTTATACGTACAGAATAGCCCAGCTATCTGTACATACAGGGATTGCGCCTAGTGAGTTTATTAATATGGATAGAGGTATGTTGAACGCTATCCAAGAGGTTTTGAAGAAACAAGCGGAAGACAGGAAAAATGCCAGTAGAGGTCGCAGGGGTCGTAGAGGCTAGAAAGATACTGCGTAAATTAGCCCCACAAACTTTAAAGGCATACGATAAAGAGATTGCTGCGCCCTTAAAAGAAATAACCACAGCAGCTCGCAGTAATGTTCCTGGCACAATAGGCAATCTTAGAAACTTTGATTATCCGGGATACGAGCGTAAAAGTCGCACAGGTCGCGAACGTGCATTTCCTAGTTTTGAGCCTAACGTGGTCAGACGTGGATTGACCTATTCTTTAGCAAAAGGCAAAGCTAATAGATCAGGTTGGGCATCTCTTGTATCTTTGTTGAACAAGTCGGCAGCAGGTGCAATTATTGAAACTGCTGGAAGGCAAAACCGATATGGAAGCCCAGATGCTAAATCTAATAATCCTAATGCAGGCAGAAACTTTATTGATAACATCAATACTGAAATAGGCGAGTTAAAGCAAACTGGGCGCACAGCGAAAACACAAGGGCGTTTATTAGGAGCAAGTTTAGTAGAAAACCAAGGCAAAGCTCAGGCAACGATTTTAAAAGTTTTAGATCAAGTAGCTGCTTCAGCTAATGCAGAAATAGCGAGGTTGTAAAAATGGCTATTCGTTTTCCGATAGTAACAACTTTTGATGATAAAGCAGTTGGTAAAGCCGACAAAGCATTTAGCGCATTGGGCAAGAAGTTTGCTGCCATTTTTTCAGTTGGGGCAGTTATCAAGTTTGGCAAAGATTCAGTTAAAGCATTTCAAGATGCAGAAAAAGAAGCAAACCTTCTTAGAACACAACTAGAATCCATTAACCTTGGCTTTGCTTCTCCATTTGTTAATCAATATATTGATAACCTTGCCTTGCTTAGCGGTGTGTCAGGTGGTGTCTTAACAGATGCTTTTAATTCTTTATCACAGGCAACTGAAGATGTAACTACTGCTCAAAAATTATTGAACACAGCATTAGATATATCAGCAGGCGCATCTAAGGATTTAAAAACTGTAACAAGTGCTTTGCAACGTGCCTATCTTGGAGAAACAACAGCGCTTGCTAAATTAAGAATTGGCTATACAACAGCAGACCTAAAAGCACGTGATTTTGATGAAGTGCTTGCAGAGTTGCAAAATAAGTTTCAAGGATCGTCAGCCAAAGCCGCCGATACTTTAGCCGGCAAAATGGCTAGGCTCACAGAATCGGTTGAGCAAGCCAAAGAAGCTTTTGGTGAAGGTTTAGTAAAAGGTCTGCAAGACAGCCAAGTTGAAATTGAGCAATTGCAAGAAGATGTAATTGGATTAGGCGATGCGCTCGGATATGCAGCAGGCCAAGCAACAGGATTCTTTGCAAAAGCATTTCAAGACATCGTAAAAGACTTTGAAGAAAGCGATGGCGCATTTCAACAGTTTGTTCGTAGTTTGGTCAAATCAACTGCTGAAGTTACACGTTTGGAAGAAGAAAGAGGTC